CGCCCACCGTCATTCACAGGGGAACCAAAGCCGGACTGCTGCTGTGGCTGGCTACGCTGAACCGCATCAACCATGTTGCGCATCAGGTCTGGGTTTTGCCTCACAACTTGAGAAACGTTCGGCACAGCCGCCTTGAACATCGAGTTGGTCAGGTGGAACATCATTGCTGATCCTCCAACCATCAGCATGAGCTTCACCTCTGGTGCGACATTCACCTTGGTCTTGTATTTGTTGTAAAGGTCCTCGAATACTCCGTCATAATCATCAACATTCTCCATCATATTCTGAGACCAACCGTTCAGCTCCAGGTCGAATGGGTCAAATTTGTCATTCAGAAACTCCAGACCCGTCACGCAAGCCACCAGCATGCGACGCTGAAACTTGACCGAGCGATCAACCTCGATGCCGTACGTCATCCGCTTGTACTCTGTGCGAATCTCATCAATGTCTGAATAAATAGTCAGACGGGCACTGGTTGCAACCCCCTTCTTGGAAAGTCTGGAAATCTTGTTCAGCAGGTCAGCCTTCTCGTCCTCGATCGTCTTGTATCCCTCAGAAGGAACCTGTGGTCCATAACTGCCACCCCCCTCCTGCTGCTGATCATCCTCGTACTCCTCCTCGCCGCCATCATACTCCTCAACAATTGGAGCTGCAGGCGCCGTACGCTTACCAGGATTCATGAACATATCCAGCCCCTCGTCTTGGGAAATACCTTGATTTACTCCAGCTGCACGCTTTGCAAAAGGGCTTGGGCGTGAAGGTCTGGCTTTAAGAGGAATTCTCCTCTCAGCAGGCTGAATAGAAATTTCATCCAGCAGAGCAGTCTCCTCATCATTTAAATTCATAGTTTGTCCCCCGTTAGTTTCAAAAGATACATCAGCCATCCTAATACTTTTAGAGAAATGATGTCAGATGCCTTTAACGCGCCCGAAAATAATATTCATAAAATACAAATGAAGATCAAGTTTGGAAAAATGCTCATCCACGCCATCATCGTTGGTCTGCTCGTGGCTATCCTGGTTCTGGTTGTCCAGGGGAGCAAGAGCGGCTACGAGCCCTCCCCCCTGCTGGTGAATGCCGGTCCAGCCGCTCGCCAGACGAACGGTGACATCTTCTCCCTGAAGGATCGTGTAGACTGTGTGCCAGGTCCCTCGGAGTCTTCTGACTATTACACCGTGGGTCTGACCCCAGGTGGTCTGTGCGGCGGCTCCTCCATGGTCCGTGACCAGATGCGCGACTATACCATTGCCGGCGGCGTCGGCGGTTCCCTGCTGGAGAAGTAGACTCTAAAAAAATAGAAGATTAAAGTAATATGTGCGACACTGAGGTGTACACGATCCGTGTTGATTCAGTCGGTGCCAGCTCAAATGCGAGCTTCGTCGGCTACATGAACATCCCTTTGCGAAACGTCATCAAAGCTGAGATCCTGTCACTTTCATTCCATGGGAATGCCAACACTCCCGTGACTTCATCAGGCGGATATTATCTGAATATTGAGGAACTCAAGTCCAAGTTTAATGACAGAACAAATATTCAATACGGACTTCAGGTTGCAGGAAATATATCGACGGAAGGTGCAGCATCTCTGATCACAGCAAATAACGTGGGACAGCTCGCAACCTCCGTCTTGTTTATTCCAACCCAAGAAGGTTCCATAACGAGTCACCGAACGATATTTACGATAAATGACTTTTTCCCAGCCGAGACTCCGTTTATAGAGCCAATTCGTCAAATTGAGAAATTCACCGTCAACATCTACACGGCGATCGGGAACCTGAATGACTTTGTCGGTGGTCCGACCTACATGACTCTCCGGATTACCTGCTCCAAGCCCAACGTGTGCCTGTACCCTGATCGTGTGGGTTTACCAATCATGTAAATAAATACTAATCAAGTATTAAATGGACTACACAGTCTATGTCGATTCCGATAACAGGAATCAAACCCTTTTTCCAAATTCAAATTCATATACTCTGTACCTGACGACCCCCATCCAGAATATCATCAAGGTTGAGGTTCTTTCGGCAATGTTGCCGAACGTGTACAGTTCGCAGTATCTGACTTTGGATATAACAGAACTCAGGACCCCAAGAAATCTCATCGCCGATGCGCTCGTGAAAACCGTCCCGACTGCCAACGCTTTTTATGGCTCATTTGCCACAATTCCAGTGAAGACGTCTACCAATGCATTCGGAAACATTTACTCATCGTCAAATGTGGTGAATAATGGTGAATTTTACAACGCAAATTACCGAATCCTCCAAGATTTTCCTTCACGCATCGACAAACTGGACCGTCTGACAATCACATGGCGCCAGCCAAACAACGGGAACGTTTTTGTTGATAATAATTTCAGTCCACCTATTGATCTTGGGAGGAACATGTTCATCCTACGTTTCAAAACTGTCCATGTACCAGATGAGGACCCTAGTAGACCACTCAGTCTCCCCCAGCCAGTCCCGTGGGACTCAGGGAACGACCAAAAGATGCAAATAATTTTAATAGCCGGTGCTGCTCTTCTTGGTTTACTCATAATAATCTCGGTAAAAGCTAGATAACCATGGGTGGAGACAGCATCACGAATGGATGCAGTGGAGGTGGAGGAGGATCTACCGTAACTGTCGCTTCCCCAGTCACAGTTACTGTGTATACTGGAAATGTATCAGGAAGTAATGGTGGAGCTGTTTTTGGAAACATTCTCTATGTAAACACAGTAGAAGCTATTACTCTCTCAAGCAATTTACTTGCAAATTTCACTTATGCAAATGCTCTTTATTTTTCAGGAGATGGATCAAATATTTTCAATATTAATGCATCTAGTATAAACATAGGAACATTGAGTAATACAGTTCTTCCAATAACGGGAGTTGTTGCTGGTATATATGGTGGTGCGTCAAACGTTCCTCAACTTATAATTGATCAGTATGGAACTGTTACAAACGCCGTCAATGTTCAGACCCAGTGGATACCCACCAGTCTCTTTAACATTGCCACGGCGAACGGAGTCTCTATCGGAACCTTGAATGACCCCCCAACAGGCTCGAACCTTTTCGTGGTTGGGACGGCAAATGTCACAACCATGAATGTTAATAACCTCTTTGCCAACACAGTCACTATTTTTGGTCTAAATACCCTGAACGTCTATGGAACTTCAAATATGAACTCTGTTTATGCTTCAAATATTTTTGGAAACGCTTCCGGACTTTCCAATATCAGTGGATCAAGTCTTAGCGGAAACGTGGCAAACTCAACCGTTGCCCTGGTGGTTTCACAGGCTTCTCAGCCTAACATCACCAGCGTGGGAACTCTCACCGGTCTGAATATTCAGGGACGTTTGATAGTCTCCAACGGTTCAGGAATTTCAAACATTAACGGGTCGAACGTGACTGGAAACGTGGCAAACTCGACCGTTGCTCTGGTCGTCTCGGGAGCTTCCCAGCCCAACATCACCAGTGTGGGAACCCTCACAGGTCTCAATGTTCAGGGACTTCTGATAGTCTCCAACGGTTCAGGAATTTCAAACATTAACGGGTCGAACGTGTCTGGAAACGTAGCAAGGGCGAACGTTGCTCTGGTGGTTTCACAGGCTTCTCAATCCAACATCACCAGTGTGGGAACCCTCACAGGTCTCAATATTCAGGGACTTCTGATAGTCTCCAACGGTTCAGGAATTTCAAACATTAACGGGTCGAACGTGACTGGAAACGTGGCAAACTCGACCGTTGCACTGACAGTTTCAGGGAATACCCAGTCCAACATCACAAGTCTGGGAACTCTCGTCAAACTGGATGTTTCAGGAGAAATTTCGGGCGACGGGTACGCTATCACAAACCTAAACTCTCAAAACATAAATGGGACCGTGAGAACTGCGGCGTCAGTCACGGTTGCCGGTCAACCCAACATAACCTCCGTGGGGGTTCTCTCAAACCTCAACGTCCAGGGTCTGGCAACCATCTCAAATGGGTCTGGAATTTCAAACATAAATTCATCAAATATTTTTGGGACTGTTTATGCGGCTCAGGTGGTTACCCAGAACGCCCAGCCCAACATCACCAGTGTGGGAATCCTCTCTAACCTAAACGTCCAGGGTTTAGTCATAGTCTCCAACGGTTCAGGAATTTCAAACATAAATTCATCCAACCTGGTGGGTAACGTAGCACGGGCGAACGTGGCTCTTGTAGTCTCAGGAGATGCTCAGCCCAACATCACCAGCGTGGGAACGCTTACTGGTCTGAATGTCCAAGGACTTTTAATAACCTCTGACGGATCGGGAATTGCGAATCTTCGCGCTGCAAATGTGACGGGAACTGTCGCTACAGCTGGTGTGGTTACCAATCCTGCTCAGGTGAACATCACCAGTGTGGGAACCCTAACAAGCCTTTCAGTATCTGGGATACTCACCGCAGGGCTCTTTTCTGGAAATGCATCTGGTCTTTCCAATATCAATTCTTCCAGTATAGTCGGCGCTGTTCCTTTAGCAGATTCAGTTGTAAATGCAGCTCAACCCAATATCACAAGTGTAGGTCTCTTGAGTAATCTGGCGGTGAGTAACTCGGTAACAACGGGTAACGTCTCGGCAAACTCTTTAAGTGTAACAGCCCTGACCGGTAAAAATCCAGTAAATTTTGTGAGTGATTCAGGGTCTCTCCTGATGACCAATACCGGTCGGATAGGTCTCAACATGACAACTCCAACAAGTCAACTCGAGATTGGGGCAACCGGCGCAACTTCTGTCGCAATTAACCTTTCAGATACTTCGATAGGTGCTGGAAATGGCGTGAGTCTCACCAAGGATGCAAGTGAAAATATGATTCTTGCAAATCAAAGTCTTGCCAATTCTTTGATAGTGAATTATGGAACGACGCGTTTCCAAATGTATTCTACGTCGGGGCAGTCACTTCTGGCACCAGTCTACATGGGTCCAACAATTACAACAACTCCAAGCCTCACAACAACTTTATATGTTCTTGGAAATGCATATATCTCAAACACAGTTACAACCACTAATATTTACGCAGATCAGGCGTATTTTTCAGGAATTACTCTCGGTGGTTCGATGTCGGCAACTGGATTTAGCGGAGGCGCCTTCACGGGAGGGACTTTCCAGGGTTCCACACTAAGTGGGACAACAATCACCGCCTCCACGGGATTCACAGGAACCGCCTTTACGGGAGGGACTTTCCAGGGTTCCACACTAAGTGGTACAACCATCACCGCCTCCACGGGATTCACGGGAGCCGCCTTCACAGGAGGGACTTTCAGGGGAACGACCATCACAGCCTCCACGGGATTCACAGGAACCGCCTTTACGGGAGGAACCTTCCAGGGAACGACCATCACAGCCTCCACGGGATTCACGGGAGCTGCTTTCTCAGGAGGAACCTTTCAGGGGTTATCAGGCAATTTACAGACACTGAATACCGCCTCAGCTAATGTCACTTCAGGAAACGTGGGATCACTCAACGTATTCACGGGAGCGAACGTGACTCAAATCACAGTTTCGGGACTTTCTAACCTTTTCAGTGCCAACGCAGTAACCCTGAACACCGCCTCAGCGAATATCATTTCAGGAAACGTGGGATCACTCAACGTATTCACGGGAGCGAATGTCACTCAACTCACAGTTTCGGGACTTTCAAACCTTTTCAGTGCCAACGCAGTGACCCTGAATACCGCCTCAGCGAACATCACTTCAGGAAACGTGGAGTCACTCAACGTGTTTACGGGAGCGAACGTGACCCAACTCACAGTTTCGGGACTTTCGAACCTTTTCAGTGCCAACGCAGTGACCCTGAATACCGCCTCGGCAAACATCACATCAGGAAACGTGGGGTCACTCAATGTCTTCACAGGAGCGAACGTGACCCAACTCACAGTTTCGGGACTTTCAAACCTTTTCAGTGCCAACGCAGTGACCCTGAATACCGCCTCGGCAA